CAGCGAACGCTTGGAAGTGATGGCTGAGGAATTGTTGAATGGTGAGGTCGAGAGTACCTCCGATGTCGACGAGACTGAAGTACCGCACATCAATTGGCCACGAAGGAGGAAGATGACCTTCTTGAGACAAGCCGTAATGGAAGTCAAGGCATCAACCCCAGGTATAACCAAGTTCACTGAGTCCAATAGACTAGTTGCTTGGCACAAACTCAATAAGCTCCTGGACGAAAGAGGAGTGCGTCCGTCCCATAAGGAAGCATTCCTCTTCACAGCTATTGAGATGATTTTTGTGCCAAGTGATGGTGAACTTGACGCTTTACAGTTCAGGAACTCCAAGGCAGCACTGCGACGTGTTGCGCAATCGGAGGTAAAGTGGTATACCTGGGCATGGTGGTGGGATTGGGACATCGCGCAGAGGCGCAGTCCCCACCCAGCCACCTAGGGCTGCCTCGGAACGACACCTGAGATGAGCTGCAAACCAACGCAGGCGCCTCCTCATCCCAATCTTCAGGTGTACAAACGTTCTGAGGCCCCCCGTAAACCCCGAGACCTAAATATTTTTCGTTACCTGTCAAACGAACAAGTATATGGGGTTTATTCAAATAATCTCGCCACTCTGGAAAGAGCGGTGTTGGAGCGTGTGTTTTATGTCAAGGACAAAACCACGCAGTCATTCAGAGGGCCCCCCGAGCCCACATGTGGAATTTGGAGTGTATCCAACAAGTTCACCACGTTGCTAATGGAGCAGTCATTCAATGCCATCCCGCTGGACCCACAAACTTTTGTGGATGTATCCCAGGCTTGCAAGAAGAAGCTGTACCAAAAAGCCGTGGACGACAATTTGGTGTATGGCATTACCAGTCGCATATCTGAAGTGAGAGCCTTCGTGAAGAGAGAGAAATACAATTTCACGAAGAAGTCCGACCCCGTTCCCCGCGTAATCCAACCTCGGGATGCGCGTTACATAGTGGAGACAGGCCGGTACATAAAGCCGATCGAGAAGAAAATTTATAACCACATCAATAAGGTGTTTGGCTATTCTGCAGTGTTCAAGGGAATGAACGCTGCAGCCAGGGCAAAAACACTGCGAGGTCACTGGGAGGAATTCATTAACCCAGTGGCCGTCATGCTTGATGCTGAGAGATTTGATGAACATGTTTCGGAAGATGCCCTTAAATGGGAACACAACATCTACAAACAGTTCTACCCCCATGACAAGCACTTTGCTTGGTTGATGAAACTGCAAACACGTAACGTCTGTGCTGGTTATTTACCAGACGGCGTGATCAAGTACCGCATCAATCGCAACCGCATGTCAGGGGACTCAAATACCGCTCTCGGCAACACTCTCATCATGTGCATGTTGTTGCACACGTATCTTGATGAGAGGGGCATCGACGGCCGTGTTGCAGACGATGGTGATGACTCAGTCGTCATCATGGAGCAACATGACCTCGCAGTGTTCATGAACGGACTCAACGATTGGTTCCTGCGTTATGGTTTTACCATGGCAGTTGAGCCTCCCGTAGTTGAGTTTGAGCATATAGAATTTTGCCAATGCCACCCTGTCTATGATGGGAGGGAGTGGGTGATGGTCCGGGATCCTAGGTTCAGTATAGCGAAAGATTGCATAGTGCTAAAACCAATGCAAAATCGCAAAGTATTGAACAAATGGATGAGTGCTGTTGGAAAGGGAGGATTGTCGCTAACCGGAGGAATACCGGTAGTGCAGAATCTGTACCATCGCTTTGCTGAGTTATCGGCAGGCGCAACACCACTTAGAGACCCAACACTCGCAACGGGTTTTTTCCGCCAAGCTGTGGGAATGACTCGAGTGTTCACCCCCCCCCTCCCTGAGGCCCGCTTCTCCTTTTGGAAGGCGTTTGGAGTCACACCCGAATGCCAAATTCAAATAGAGAAGTGGTTTGATGCCTACACATTAGATGGTCAACAAATGGCACAACCACAATTTGTTGACCATCCAATGTTGTAGACCGTGAAGCACGGGGCTCGCAACCTACTGCGTAAGCTGTGAACAGCATGGGGTCCTGAGAGGCAATGGACCAAAACTATTACTTTAGTGCTAACAAGAATGCCAAGAGACTGCACGGACCCTCCAAGTAATTGGTTCTCTCAGGATGTACAGTCCTCACGTCATGGAGTATCCCATACAATGACAAAGAAGAACAAACGTGTACAACCCCGCAAACAGAAGAAAGCCACTCCTTTTGCGGACGCCGGAGCGATAGCCGGCCAGGCCTTGGGCCAAATGTTTCGCGCCCCATACCTCAAAGGTGTGGGAAAATGGCTTGGCTCTGGTATAGGCCAAATTTTCGGTTCTGGTGACTACGACCTTGTAGGACCAGCACCGAGTTACAATGTCTTGACCTCTGATAGACAAATACCAAAGTTTAGCACCACTGAGCGTACCAACATTGTGTGCCATCGAGAGTATCTTGGTGAAGTCACGGGTGGATCAGCCTTCTTTAATAGGGCTTATCCACTCAATCCAGGCTTTGCCGAGACATTCCCATGGTTGTCCAATGTTGCGCAATCGTATCAACAGTATCGTTTCCATGGTCTGATTTTCGAATTCAGACCCTTGATTACCGATTTTGTTACGAACGGATCCCCTGGTGTCTGCGTTATGGCCACAAACTACAACTCAGACAAGCCAGCGTTCACCAGCAGAATTGAGATGGAGAACTCAGAATACGCCGTGTCCGTCAAGCCCACAAAGGGCATGATCCATGGTGTTGAGTGCTCCCTTGCGGAAACTCCAACCCGTATGTTGTACGTGCGCACTGGCGAGGTACCTGCAGGGCAGGACCTTCGTCTGTATGATTTGGGGCTCACGCAGTTTGCCACCCAAGGCAACCCAGCACAAGTGTTGGGTGAATTGTGGGTGTCCTACTGTGTTGAATTTTTCAAGCCAATCCTTGCGGATGATCTTGGAACCAACGGACTCTCAGAGTCCATTAATCGATCGCAGGTTTCAAATTCATTTCCATTGGGATTGGT